TTAAAAAAGATGTGAAAAATAAAAAATTCTCAATTTTTGATATGAGAAATATTTACTCAGCTGATAAAATGAAAGATAATAAAATTAAATATTTTAGTATTGGAAATTAATTTAATTCAAAAAAAGTTTTTACCTAGTAAAGCTGATAAACAAGCACAAGAAAATGTTGATTTACAAAGAGAACTAGATCAAAAACTTGCTAGTATGCAAGACGCTCCAGCACAAGATAAGTTACTAGAAGTTGGAAACTTTCTAATTAAAAATGGTAGGTCGGCAGATGGGTTAAAAATTCTACAAGCTGCTGGTGCTAATAATGTTAAACGATCTAGTGCAGCTGTAATGGCAGAAGAGCTTGGGTATAAACAGGGAGATGACGATTATAACCAATTTATTGAAGATTATGCTTTAAAAGAAGCACCAAAACAAAAAGGTATTAGAGGAGAAGTTCTTAGGGGCGACTTTAGAAAGTCTTTTGAGCGAATTAGAGAAACAAGCTCACAAATTCCAAACTTACAAGTAATGTATAGTTTAGTAAATGATGAAGAGTATGGTAAATCCACTGGTTTTAGTAGAGGTATTACATCAAAATTTTCCTCTTTTCTTGGAGAGATAGGTGTTAAAGATTATGCAGATCAAGCCTCATTTGACCAATCGTTTACTAGTGTTAGGGAGCGTTTACTAGCAGACACTTTAAATGCAGCTACCGGCCCGCAAACTGACAGTGATGCAGATAGGGCAAGACAACAACTTGCTAGTTTAGGAAATACACCAGAGGCAAACAAATTTATAGTGGGTCTTTCGTTAGGTTTAGCACAAGCTGAAACAGAACGATTCAATTTTATTAATGATTTTTTAGATAAAGATGTAAGCAGAGATCGAGATAAAGCACTGCAAAATGCTTATAAGGCTTATAGCAAATATGAAAAAGAACAACCTACTGCTGTTGACTTTTACAAACCTAAAGGTGCGACAGTGCCTACATTTTATTGGGAGTATGCAAGAGACCTTAAGGAACAAAACAGCAATCTTACAAAACAAGATATAGCAAAAGCGTGGAAACTTGCAAAAAAAGAATCTTATGTACAAAAAAAATAAATATACTATAAACATTTTGGATATTTTATGATAACTAAAAAAGAAGCAGACACAATTAATCAAAATTATTTTAATAATAATATTTCCAAACAAAAACCAAAGGTTTCTGATTCTTCAGACAAAAACGAAATAACTGTGGAAGAAGCAAACAAAATTAATCAAAATTATTTTAATCAAACACCTACAGTAGAAGAAGGAAGTTTCGGTAAGTCTATTGGAGAGTTTATTACTGGTAATGAAAGGGAGGCTAGGTTTAACCCACAAAACCTTCCTGAGTTTAGTAGTGCTGTTGTAAATCAAATGTCACCACTTGACCCTATGAAAACACCTACTAAACTTGGTCTTGCAACAACCTTTGATCAAGAAGCACAACAACAAATAATAGAGAAACAATTTCCTAGTGCTAAGTTTAAAGATGTTGGTGATGGTTATATGCAAATTGATTATGATGGTAAGCAATATGTTCTTAACAGGGCTGGCTTAACAGCCTCTGATATAGAAAGTGTTGTAGGTACTGTTGTACCTTTTGGTGCAGCTGCTAGGGCTGCAAACAAACTTGTTAAATCCTCTAGTACGGGAATAAAAATGCTTGCTCAATTGTTAGGTCAGGGGGGAACAGAAGCATCTCTACAAGGGTCACAAATGCTTATTGGTAGAGAAAATCCAAACCTATTTGATATAACTGTTGCAGCAACTACTGGTGGTGGTGTTGAACTTGCAAAAGGATTGGGTAGGGGCTATCGGTCATCAAGAAACTTTACTAGGGGTGGTGATGAAAGTTTTAATAATGTAATACAAAAACGAGTTGATATAGCTGATCAAGCATCAAAAGAAACAGGAGTGCCATTATACAGAGGTCAAAAAACTAAACGACCCTCTGATTTAACACAACAACAATTTGCTTTAGGTCAGGAAGGTGGTGCAGAAATTACCGAGAGGGCTTTACAAGTACAAGATGTAGCTTCGGAAAATGCTGTTGAAAACCTATTAAATAAACTAGCACCATCAACAGCAGTAGAAACAGGTGAACAAGGGATTGTTGATAGATCAAAAGATGTTATTGAAAGAGCAAGATTAATTCGTAAAGAAAAAGCATCACCACTTTACGACCAAGCTATAAAAGTAGAAAACCCAGATGTAAACATAGAACCCATAGACAACTACCTTGATAATCTTTTTGAAGAGTTGCCTTCTGCTGGAAAGGCTTTCGATCAAATCTCCAGAATACAAAAAATAATTAAATCTTCAAAAAAGAAGGATTCTGATTTCGGCAGTATTAACAAACTTCACAGTGCAAAGTTTGAAATAGACAAAATGTTAAAGGCTGTTGGAGATGATTCATTAGATAAAAAACTACAACAAAATGTTTTAGACATTAAAGATATTTTATTAAACCAACTAGATAGTGCTAGTCCTAATTATAAACTAGCTAGAGAAATTTTTGCAGAAAATACTCCAGAAGTAGAAAGACTAGAAAAATCTTTAATAGGTAGTTTTGCTAAATATGAAGTAGAGGATTTAAATAAAGTTGCAGACAAAATTTTTGGGCAAAACCAAAACCTTACTAATGTAGGTCAAGTTAAAAGAGTTAAAGAACAAATATTGTCTGTCGAAGGTGGTAAAGACGCTTGGTCAGAAATACTAAGGGTTAATTTTGAAAGGGGTTTAAGCAAGGCTGGTACTAATGCAGATGCTACCAACACACCAGCTTATCTTCACAAAGCTATATTCGGTGGAACAAAAGCAAGTAAAAAAGTTATTATGGAAGCAGCCAAAGGCACTCCTATAGCAGGCAACTTAAGGTATCTTGACATAGCACTCAAAAGAGCTGGTATGGGGAGAATAACTGGCTCGCCAACAAGTAAGAATGAATCTATAAAGAAAAAACTTGGCGGTTCTATAAAGCCTTTTGTAGAAGCCTTAAAGTCAGTAACCACTAGTATTGCTAGTGGGGGTGCAAGCACTGCAAGAGATGTTGCTGGGGTTGCTAGTGAAACTGGTTTTGAAAAAAGGTTGGCAGAACTGACAGAACTTATTTTTAATCCAAGATGGACAACAGAGATGAATACCCTTAAAAAATTAAATAGTAATAGTAAAGAGGCAGAAACTTTAATGAGGTCTATACTTAAAAAAATTGGCAAGGGGTTTAATAAAACAGAAAACAAAGCCCTATTAGCAGGTCAAGTAGAAACTAGGAGAGATCAAGAATAAAAATGCCTAAAGATTCTATCTTAAAACGAATAGGTGTATCAGGTTATAACAAACCAAAGCGTACACCCAACCACCCTACTAAATCTCATGTAGTTGTAGCTATGTGTGATGGTAAGCCTAAGACCATTAGGTTTGGACAACAAGGTGCTAAGACTGCTGGTAAGCCTAAAGCTGGTGAGTCAGATAGAATGAAAGCTAAACGAAAATCATTTAAAGCTAGGCACGCTAAGAACATAGCCAAAGGTAAATGTTCAGCAGCTTACTGGGCTAACAAAACTAAATGGTAACAAGGAGTTTATATGACTAGAGGATTGTACGCTAAATGAGGAGTGTTTCGCATTATAAAAAAGATGGTACTTTATTTACAGGTAATACACACAAGATGCCTAATGGTGATTTACACAGTAATAAAAGCCATACTAAAACTTCAGTAAAGTTATTTCATTTTAAAGACCTAAGTAAGAAAGCTAAACTAAAAGCCAAAAGGAGTGTATGATGAAGAAGAAGAAATCAAAACCTAAAGGGTACTAAAAAAAGAGGGGGCTTAATTGCCCCCTTTCTTATGCTACTTCTTTTTTACTGTATGGGTTGATATGCCAATTTTCGTTATTATAGTTTTGTGTAAAAGCTATTGGTATATGTTTTATTCGTTCTACTGATGGTTCTATCAATACATTACTAATATTAAAACTAGGGTATTTACCTCTCAATAGTGGGTTTAAATAAACTGCTAACTGAACATCATTTCTTGAAATATAATGACCAGACCAGCTTTCAATTAGGTGTTTAACACTTATTTTATTTTGAGTTGTAGTTTTTGTTTGAGCATCAAGCCATTCGTAGGCTATACGAACCCTATCTGCTTTTTGTTTTTTTAAAACAGTATATGTTGGTAATGGATAATCAAAATGTGCTTTGTGTACTTTATATATTTGTTGATTGCTAATCATTTTACGCTCCTATATCTACAATCTCACAGCTATCACCAGAACAAGCTAAAGTTTGTGAACCAACAGTAGTATCTTCTACCTCATACTCAGATAGTTTCTCCCAATCAATATTTTTTGGCATCAACTTATTAAGTTCTTTGTATTCGTCTTGTTCTATCTCTTGGTAAGGTGCTTGTTTGTACGAGTGGTCGCTATGAGGAAGGAATGATACACCACTCATTTCATCAAAGTTTTTAAACACCCATGCTCCTACCTCTAGCCACTCATGCTCTCGCACCGTTATTGTCACTGAGGGCTTGTGTTCGCACCAATGTCTTTGATACATCAACCAGACTTCTAGTTGTTCAATAGCATTTAAGTCATCTCTAGTCACACACCCCTTAGGGGCTTTAACAGGGAAGCTAAAAACCATTGTACTATCGGGCTTCATCACACAGGGTTCTGCTGGAACTCCACTGTCTATTAAGAATCTTGTGAGGGGGTCTTTGTTGTCACCTCTAACTGTCCGTATATAAAACTGGCTATGTCTAGTATGAATGCCGCTAGAAGCATCAACAAGTTGGCTAACAGTACCAGAGGGCTTAACACAAGTAATAGCAGCAGATTGTGGAATCCCCAATCTTTTACTAAACTCTTTATTAGTTTGTATAGAAACATCTTTTAGTTGCTCCAATATTTCTTTAGCATCTTTACCTGTAGATACTAACTTGTTATCCATTATCCCTGTCATACTAACACCAAGCAATCTTTCTTCTTCAGTGTTTCGTTGCCAGATCTTTCTTAGGTAAGGGAACTTAGTATAAGTAGCCTGAATAGTACCTAAAATAGTTGCTAATCTTGTCTTGTTAGTTAAGGTATCAATGTCATCATCATTTCTAACTACAACCTCTGTTAAATTGCAAAACTCGTTTGGTCGCAACAGAATCTCAGAGCAAGGATTCGTACCCCACTCATGGTCAGGGTCACGTCTACCATTTTTAGCTACTTGCTTTTTAGCAGCAACACGAGAGAAGATACCACGCTCACCAGACTTAGACTCAACTAGTGCAAGCCATTCACGCATGAATGTTTCCATGTCAGGTCTCTCTGTATACGACACTGAGTTATTAGCTAATCCTCGTTGTGGGTCTAAGACAAACCAATCGCCTGATTTAGCATGACGCATACGATCATCAGATAGGTTAGACAAGGAGATCATAGCTGACCTTCTAACACCACCTACTACTACCACCTCTCCAATCTTACACATCAAGTCATGAGATTGAATACTAGATAGCTTCTTACCTTTTGCTGCTACAAATGTTTCACAAGTAAACCTAAACAAATCCTCTAAGGGTTCAGCACCAGATGCTCTACCACCAAATGTTTTTAACTTAGCACCAGCTGGTCGTACCTTGTGTGTATCCCATTTTGGTATTTCACCTGCATACAACAGCGAGATTAGCTGTCTAAGGGCTTTAGCCCACCCTTCCTTACTATCACTAACCACTATGGTAGTATCGCTCTTATATAGCTCATCAGGTACTTCTGGTAGCTTACTAATGTACTGACGCTCAACACTGAAACCTACACCTGTACCACATAATAAAATAAAAGCAGCCTCATCAAAGCACTTAGGGTCATCTACTGCTAGGTAAGCACAATTATATCCGCAAGTATTATCACGATCAAGGGCTTTTCCAGCAGTCATCATTGCTCTCATGCTAGGCATGACATTTAGATTGTAGATTGCATCTTCTAATTGCTTATAAGTATCTTTACTTACTTTATCAGATACAACATTAGTCATGTATCTATCAACTGTTTCTTTCCAAGTTTCCCTTCTGTTTAGTTCTGGTATCCATCTTGCGTATCTTGATAGGGCTATGTACTGTTGGTACTGATTCATTTTTTTTACTCCGTATAGTCGTTTTCAATAATTTTATCTATGTAGTGCTTAGCTTTCTTTAAATCTTCTAAGCCATTTTTCTCTTTGTATCTTGATACATACTTAACTACATTACCTTGGAAATAATCTAGTTTGTTAGCAGCAATAAAATCCCAAACTTGGATAGGTAATTTTCTGTAATGGTCACCACCCCATTGAAAGCTGCTAACACCCTTAACCACCTTAGTCATTTTATCCTCCATACTTATTCTTTAAATAATTAAGTGAAACAGGTAGTTCATCGAACTGACCATTGTTGACTTCATTTAACATCCAAATCCCATTCCAAGCACTGTTACCTTGATTACCTAAATATGCCTCATCATGTTGAGTAAACATACCAGCAAACAACCCTGTGATCCTAGTGTTGTCTGCTTTTTGTGCATAAGCAATATCGCGTTGCTGAACGTGTCCCATAACAGTCGACATTAATTTTTTTTGCAACATGGCTCGTGCTGATGAACAAGGTCTACCCATAACCCCAGTAGTAAAGTAATGACTAAAGGCTACACCTTCTATTATAACAGGCTGTAAGAAGTCAGCTACTTCCCAATCATCTAAATTAAGATCCTGATAACCAATAGTATCTTCTAGAATACAATCGTTCTCAATAGCTCTTTCAATTCTTTGCTCGTGGTTGCCAATAGTAAATACCATACGAGGCTTCCACTGCTTCTTCTTGTTAATTTTTAATCTCTGACGTTCTGCTTTAATAGGTTGTAAGAATAAGTCCATTGCCAAATTACCTGATTCAATATCACGCTTATAACGCCTACCCTCGAATGAGGTCTTATTCTTGTCGTAGGAACACAGGCTCTCCATATCCCAATGGTCTCCAAGGTGCACCACTACATCTGGCTTCTTAGATGCTATGTATTTACCTGCGTACAGCAAGTGGTCTAGTGGTACATCAGGTTTAACCTGTGTATCTGGTATCACGCATATTTTCATTCTACTGCACTCCAAAGCTGTTGTTTTTTATAGCTACTAAAACCTGTAACTATGGCTTTACCACTACTTCTTAACTCTGGTAATCTTCTAGCAAAAGTGTGCCTATCATAGTATTCGTGCATATCACCAAGTTGAGCACTCGTTTTGTTTGGGTGTTTTTTAATAAACTCTAACACGCCTTTTCTTTGTGTTGGTGCAAAACTTCTTTCTGCTTCTTGACCTGCTATTTTGCTAGATTCTGGGTCACTTGTTCTATAGTTCATTTTAACGCTCCTCATCTATGTCGTACATATCACGCATGGCATCTGATAATGATATAGCTTGTTCAACTGATAGGAGGTCATCATTAAAATCTATCTCCCCTCGTTGAAACTGTTGCTCTACTCTGTCACTCAAGAAATTGCTAGGTAATAACCCTTGTACTTGTAAGTCATTAATAATATCTATCATCTCATTGACAGTCAGTACAGCACCATCTCTACAAATCTTGCAGGACTTCATTCCTTTAATTATTCTGTACTCAGGATTACAAGTACCGCAGGAAATGCAATAAAGTGTATCCATCATTTTCTTGACTCCTTTAACCAATCTTTAGGCAGTGCTGTACCAAAAGCATATTTAATACCATGATCGTTACACCAATCAGAATATCTTTTTCTTTTCTTTTTAGTACACCACTGGTCACGCATAAACAACATACGAATGTCAAGGCTTGGATTCTCTTTTACCACTTGAGCCATCTTAGTTCTGTCAACTGAAGTGAATCTACCTTTTGCTTCTACTATAATTGAACCTATTATAAAGTCAGGTGTATATACTTTGTGAACAAACACCACACCAGACGAACAAAACTTACATCTACCTTTCTTACTTAAATAGTAAGGTATCTTTATAGTTTCGTACTCAAATTTAATTCTTCTAGCTTTTAAGTCTTTAGCTATATTAGCTTCATACTTACTTCTGTACTTGTTCATAACTAAAGTCCATTGGCATTTGTTTGTTTTTTTGTAATATCCATAATAGCTGACTGTTTTGTACACATCTGTTACGACCTTCCTCGTAGCCAAACTCTTGTATGTACAAATCAATAATCATATTATCCCAATCTTCCCTTGCGGTATCCTTTAATAGCTTGTTTGCCTTGACCTTACCAAGACCTCTAATCCCTAAGATATTATCCGCACTATCACCAGTTATCATTTGCTGATAAAAAAATTCAGTGCCTTTAGTTACATTTGTAAAAGTTTTATTTACAAAGTTGTAATGATTACCCTCACACATTAACAAATCTTTATCTATGCTGCATATTATAGTATTCCGATCTTGTTTAAGACCTAACGCATCATCAGCCTCAATGTTCTTTACTATCTTAGCCTTGTAAATATTGACTAAGTAATCTCTTATTGCTTTGATGTGTACAGGCTTGTCAATACCTTTGCGGTTTGCCTTGTAATCATCTCTTACTTTGTTACGGAAGGTTGTCTTAGGTGTGAGGTATATAGTGTAGCTGTTGCAGCCACAGTCATCTATTATCTGATTTACATAGAGCTTAGTAGAGTGTAAAGCATAAGATAAAGGGTCAGCAGTAACCAACCCTGTTTCCTTATCCTTCTTCTGACAAGCAAAGCCTACACGATAGGCAATAATGTCTCCATCGACTAGGGCGTGCATTTAGAATGGTACATCACTATCAAAATCTTCTTCTTCTACTACTGGCTGTGGCTCTTTAGCTGGTGCAACATTACCAGTGATACGCTTATCGTGAACAAACTTAGCTAAACCAAATAAACTTTTAATAGCAGGGCTATCAACATCTTCAGAGCCAGCTATAGCAAACTCAGTAGTAACAGCTTTGTCTACCTTAGAACGATACTTGCTAGGAATAGCAGTAATACCAGATACATTATCGTACACAGCACCATCTTTGTGGGTGTGTTTAATAATAATATTAACTGGTTCACCTAACACTGACTCCCAGTCTGCTACTGTATCTTCTTTAGCTGTAGGTACAAAAGATTTAAACATATCATACTCTGTTGACAAGCCAGACATAGTACCAAATATATTAAAAGGTTTTGACCAAATAATTCTAGGTTGTTCTACATCATCTATCTTTACAGTAGAGCCTAGCACTTCAAAGCACAAAGCAATTTGTTGTGCTGGTGATTTAACCTCGCCTTTGTACTCGCGAAGTTGCATACCACAATCTGCTACATAAATTAATCTAGCTTCATGTTCGCCTTCGGTTAAGTTTTCATACTCCATGTTACTTGTAGCTTTTGACTGTACTGCTGACTTTCTTTCAAATCCCATATCAATCTCCTTAATGTATTTCTGAGTAGTTGTTACCAAAATTAACGTCAATTTGCAACTCTCGATTCAATTTTAGCATACGATTTACTTTTTTTATACTATTTTCCAACAATTTAACACAATTATCTCTGTTGCCTTTCTTTACCTCCAATATTATTTCATCGTGAAAGTTAGCTGTCAGTTGCTCTCTTTCTTTTAATATGAACCCTACCCACGCATCAAACAAGTAAGTTCCTGTACCCTGACACAATGTACTGAACTTATCCTTGTCGCTTCTTAATGAGTACCACAGCTTAGACACAGGGTTAAACTGCCATGTATTACCTTCAACTTCTTTAGTTACCATACTGTCACTGATAGCCTTAACACTCCAGTTTCTTTCCCAATAGGCTTCACTGATTACTTTAGCTTCCTTCATGGTAATACCCAACTGTTTTGCTAGGGTTTTAATTCCTGCACCATATTGAAGTGCATAGTTACCACCCTTGTAGTTGTATCGTAACTGAGAAATCCTATCAAGTTTGTTACCATCTTTATAATCTTGCACCTCTTGTTGAGTAATAGCTTTAGCAGATAGTGCAAGGTCAAGGTGTGGGTCAAAGTCTGGCTTAGACATTTCAAGCACATACTCTTTATCATGATCCCACATTAGGTGTTGCTTGACTCTATCCTCTAAGCTGCACATGTCACTACCGCACAACTCTTTATCGTCATTAGCTGTCAACAAACCTCTAATTTCTAATCCGTAAGGCTTTCTCGCAGAGGGTAGATTAACGCATACTGCGTGTTTGAATCTAAGAGTGTTAGTTAATCCTTGTATACAAGCCTGTACAAAGCCATTCTGCTCATTCTTTAGTAACCCTTTGACCAACCCTATACGATGCTTAACAACTGCCATAGAATCGAGAACTAGGACTTCTGGGTGTAGGTCGGATAGCGTCTTAATAGACTTACACAACTCACCATCTTTAGTTTTTACTTGTGGTATCTCCCTATCATCTACAAAGTTAAATGTCATTGGCTTCCAACCTAAAGTAAATAACCAGTCCTTGATCTGCTTGCTGCTAGTAGGATTGGGTTCGTCTTGACCTACTACTTCTTCAATCTCGTGGTCGTACTCAATAGTAAATCCATTGTCTTCTGCTAAGACCTTCCACCTCTCACCTGCCACAGATAAACTTCCATCTTGTTTGAAGGGTAGCTTGGGTCTTTTACGCTTTGCTATTTTAGGAACTGTAGGCATAACCTTAGATAGTTCATTGATTGCTTGCTCATTCTTTAACTCTAACTCATTGAGTAAGGTGTTAGCTTTATCTACGTCTAGCTTCCACTTTGATTTCTCTTGCAGCATAGCCATTTTCATCTTGAATGAAAGGTAACGAACTAATGGTTGGTAG